AGATGGTGTATTCTCATAACAAGATATATCACCATATTGTTTGTGATCTTTATATCCGACCATGCGTCCTTTCGTATTCTGCAAAGCAGGCATGAAAGCAATGAATAGGAAGATAGAAGGCGCACCAATAATTAGCGCCCCACCTATAATGTAGTAAGTAAGAAGTTCGATCATAAGTAATAACAAAGGGCATCGATTGTGAACACTATCTTATTCTATATCATCCGAGAATTCAGAGATACATGATAAATAAGTGTACATATATTGATGGAACCGAGGATAACTAGTAGAGTAATCAATAGTATCGCCATCATTATTGAATGAATGCTCATGTACATCATTGATATTGTCATACCATGAATCTACGTTGTAGATTAGTTGTGTGTAATCATTCATAGTAATACCTCAGAAGTGATTATAAAAGAAGTATGTATCACCATCAAATTCAATAGTTGAGAAGTCGTGGCGATAGTTTGAATACCATGATTGCATCCAATCGGTACATAGAAACTCGGGTAACTCATCGCAGTTAACCTCAGTAACTAGGTATTCAACAAACTCACCAAAGTGAGACTCATCATGACATGTACTGAGTTGATGACATAAAGCATCTTCAAACTGTTCAGCAGTAGTGATACCTAACTCACTCAATTCATCCATAAATTCTGTACATTGATCACCATATAGTTTCTCAAACTCAGGACAACGCTCCTCGATCATGTCATATAACTCCTGATCCTGTTCGGTTAGTGAATCATACCAATCAGTCTCAGGTTGAGTATCGGAATCGATACCCCTGGCCTCTAGTATTGCAACATACCAATCAGTAAATGCTGGTGATCCTGATTCTTTGATGTAACCTGAGCGTAAACATTGCTCGGTCTTGGTTGCTGATGCGCTACCTTTGATGAAGTCAAGTAGCTCTTGACCGGCTAACCTTTCTTGCTTAGTAGCAACATTGGAATGTGGAAGTGTAGTCATTGAGTGAAAAGAATAAAGAACAATTGATACGTTAATGTATCAGTACTGGCCTAGGCATTGCACCTAGGCTGTGAGCTATGACTCAAACAGCAAATGTTGGGAGTTGCTTGACATCCCAAACTGCAAGTGGTGTGCAGATAGCACGGTCGGCCTTGCAGTTAGTGTTAACCCAGAAACCCAGGCTCATGCTTGGATTGAGTAGCAGGTTGACGATAGCCCTACGAGATACGTTAGTGTAACGGTACAGGTTACCCTTAGCGTATGCAAGCTCTACGACACCCTTGAGAGGATTGACGTAGATGGCCTCGATAGCATCGCTGGTACGGAATGGAACTTTGAAGAACATGAATGAATGAAACGTGGATATTTTGGCGAAACAAGATCGCCAATGGATAGCTCACCCAGTCGAAGGTGAGACCACGGCTGGCCGTGTCTATCCGTAAGTGTACATATCCCTGTGATGTATCAGGGATTACACGATCAAGCAAGGGCTGCTGTCTGATCTTCGCTCACTTCCCAGGTAGGGGCTACCTCTGGTGTCACGGCTTATCAAGACCGTTGTGCTGCCGAAGCAGCCTAGTGAACTCGTTGAAACTCCACGATATACCGCAGTGGATCGGTTGGCTATGAGTAGAAACACTCATCTTGTGGCGTCGTCAGTTGGAGCTTGCCAATCGGTGACTCGGCCTATTTAGTTGTTGGAGGTCTTTCTCTCAACTCTTAGTTAAGTTAGAGATCTCTCTCACCTTAAAAGGAGAGATCGATTACTCTAACGTTAAAAGAGTAGGAGAGGTCTGAGCATAACGGCTCGTCTGGCCTGATTGGTGGTGGACGGTTGACCTAGTGGCATATCATGGCATCAGATCCCAGTCATACCAACGGTTATCAGCTCTGCTTATCGGAAATGGCGGACAGATCACGAGAGATTAATACACGAGAGCTACACGGATCCGTGCGCGTTATTGCTCACACGCCAGTGCCCGCGACTAGATTGCATATCTAGAGTGCCAAACAGCCCCAAGGGGGGGAATCGCGCCAGCGTATATATGAATAGGTAAGACTAATTTTCGTCATTTTTTATCGGTCCAACAGGCTTGACAGGTCACCTCGGTGATCGGATAACGGGCATTAACCCTTACATCACACTGACACACCTTACATTTCAAGACTTTAATAGGATCTAACTGCATTTAAGTTACCATACGAGTATTATCAGACGGAGATTCTTCCTCTACTACTTCTGAAGCAAAAGAAGTATCTTTACGACCACTACCTCTAAATTCTTCAACAGGATTAGGTTTATTATACTCTTCATCCATTTCAAGACACCATTCTTTGAGTGTTTTACCAGAATCAGTAAATTTAGCAGTACCTAAGACTCTCCAACACTCTTTAGGATCAACATGACCTCTAGCGGAGCCTTTGTAATGAGAGACAAAGAAATTAGGACCTTCTCTTGTACGTGTATACGTAAAGGAACAGGAAGGAGTATTACCTGGATACTCTATAGGTTTCATAACTGTTTAATATATAAATAAAAGAAGTATCTAAGAATTGATAAGTAATTACATTCAGAGTAATATTAGATCAATAAGTAGATAGACAGTAGAAGTAAATCTTGTGTCTTTGGGGTAGTAGTTCTTACAGAATCATCATTCCCAGGATGATTAATAAAGGGAGGAGGAGTGTCTGTTAAAGACACAATTCCTCCCATTGGGAGTCGGGTCCACCCTTCCCTTCTCCCGTATACATCCGACACCGCTCTTAAACCCAGTTAGGGACTGAAGTTTTAGTCTTCAGACCTCTAGCATGTTTTCTTTGGTCAATATTCATACCAAAAGCCATGTGAGAGGCAGCAGATTCAGGGTCATCAGCCCAAGCTTCCATAAGATCATTCCATTCATCACGTTTACGGAGGTTGATATTTTCTTGAGCAGAGATAGCCATAGCATCTGTGTAATATTTAACACCTTGAGCTAAGCAGTCAACTCTGTCATCATGTTTAACAGCACCTTTCTCTTTGCACATTCTAGACATTTGATAGAAGAGCATATAGAGGAGACGTTCTTCAGGAGGAGCGTCGGGGTTAGATTTAAAGTCCTGTTCAATAACTTTACGGTCTATGACTAGTCTGTGTTGATTAAGGACAGGTTCTAAGGCATCAATAATACGGTCTTCTTTACGGACGTTAGCCCGTACTTCTTCAACGTCTATAGCTTGTTTTGTCTGTTGTAGATGTTTTTTAAAGAGTTCAGCAACGAGACCATCACCGAAGTTAGTTTCAATTACAAGTTTAGTGACACCATATTTCTTACAACGTTTAAGGATACTTAGCAATGTAGTATCAGAGTATCCATCTTTAGAAGCGAAGACTTCGTGTAAGTAAAGGAAGCCATTTCGTTGAGAGATAAAGCAAGCTGCCGTTTCATCTGTTCCTCTACCCGAAGGATCAACGCTGCAGATTGTTTCTGTGTAAGGATCCCATGAACCTTGAATGAGCATTGGAGAGTAGAAATAATCTCCAGGTAGACCCACAGTGGGGAGGTCTTTAATAACATTTGAGGGATCTGAGCACCATATAATGGACTCGGGAGCATTAGTAGGATTGACAGAAGTAACGATAAGGTCTGCCATTTTAAGAGGAAATTTCTCAGCATCAGATAAGGAAGTATCGAGCATGAACTGCAACATGAAGTTGCTACGACCCATAGAAGCTTCACGTTCTAGAAGGTCTAGGTCATCAAAACGATCAGGGTCAGTAACTGTCCAAGTTTCTGCACCATTTTCAATGTCTTCAGAAAGTTGAGGTGCAAGTAAACCTTCGTACTTAGAAGTATCACGAGGGTAACGTGAGGGCCAAACAAAGGGTCTGTAGTTACGTTCAGCTAGTTTCCGATAGACAGTAAAGGTAGTTTGGGGGGTACCTAAGAAAAGAATACGGGAGTCATTTTTAGGAGTAAGGATAGACTCTGCTTCAGTACATAACTGGAGGAGTTTTTCTCTCATGAGTTCAGTCATGGAGTTACCAGGAACTTCAATATCGTCAAGGATCATCAGATCAGCACGGCTACCAGTGAGTTGACCTGTGATTCCGACTGATTTAACAGACGGAGCCTGGTGAGGGCTGCAGTTAACGTCAAAGGAGATACGAGACCAACGAGCGTCATCAGATTTAGAACGAAGGTGTTGTAACCACGGAGTTTCAATAATTAATTTCTGAAGGAAGATAGACATATTATCTGCACGTTCTTTAGATGCAGAAATGATCATTATCTTCTTTTCAGGGTTATTAAAAAGCGTCCACAATACGAAGGCTCCTGTAATCCATGATTTTCCAACACCACGGAAAGCTTGAATTTGAAGACGTTTAGGTCCATGTTGAAGATAGTCTGCGATTGCATATTGTGCTCTAGTTGGTTGAGGTAGTTCTAGTTGGTGCCATAAGGCTTGTAGAAAGACTTTAAAGTCACTCTGTAGTAGATCTAATGTAGTCATCGTTGCGCCAGGTTATAGGACCGTATGGGGTGTCAGGTAAGTGTTGTTTTACTGTGAAAGAAGATCTGTCATGAGTAAATAATGGATCATGAAAGAGCGATTCATATTGGATATCAAACCATCTGTGATCAGGTAGGTATGCCTTAGCAGAATCAATCAATGCATAACAATGATCGATGTAATCAGAGTAAAAGGAAGGATCATCAATATAATCTTTATACCATTCAATACGTTCCATACTTTTAATGATGTCAACCTTATTGCGATACATAAAAGCAAAGTGAGCAGTAGGAAATATAAAAGAAGTTTCAATTATTATCTTTAACAAGAAGGGAGCTTGAACAACAGAATTATTAGGTATATCAATTGAATAATCTGATTCATCAATGAATGATCGTTTAGAGTCACGAGAGATAATATGTGCAGCAAGCCGAGAGCCTGCTCTCTGTGGGCCTACAACGATGATTGGGTGGGACATAGGTTAGAATATACGTAAGTGGATGGCAGGGCTGTTACAGAAGCTTATAGAGACAATTAATATCTACCTGATCTAAATGATGTATTAGATTTAGTAAGGACATGATTATCATCGGGATTAACACTTCTAGGGTTGGCTAGAAAATCTTGAGAACGTTCTTTTCTTTGAGCACGTTCAATGCGGTTATTATTAGCAGCAGAAGCTAAACCAAATGTCAAAGATGGAATACCTAACACAGGTGCTGCTAGAGAAGCAAGTCCAGACAAACCACTAAGGGCATCGAAATTACCACTTAGTTGTTTAGATTTTTCCTGTGATGATCCATTTTTTATACCATTAACAGAAGCATCTACATCACCAGCAACACCTAGAGAAGTTGCTACAACAGCCGCAACACCTTTTGTGGCTCGATTAACAACTGGGTTGCGTAAAATAGGAGCTGCATCAAGGACAAGTTGATTAATTCCATTACCAGATCTAACAACAAGTTTTTTAAAATTATCTGCTAAATTATCAAGACTAGAATTGGGGGGTACATTAACACCTGGCAATGTACTAGGGTCAGCGTTTGGATCAAAAAATTTATCAGGTATCACCCTAAAAGATTCAGATGATGGATCAATAGTAACTGAAGCGTTTAGCTTCGCTGCATCCGATTCAAGTTGATTCTTAAATATAGAATCACTTTTTAGGATATTTAATTGATTGTTAGGATCCCCAGTAGAACCTGACGAAAAGCCAGTAGAGTTTCTTTGGTTAACTATATGCTCATTGCGGACACCTTCAAATCTATACAATGAAGCTTCATTATTTATTTGTTTTCTAAGAATTTTGTCTGCTTGATTTTTTTTATATGCTGAATCAGTTGAAGGTTGTTCAAATGATTTCCGTTTAGCGTCAGCTTTATCTTTGGTTGCAACAGCTTCAACAGACAATCTGCCGCCGTCCTTTGTGCGAACACGGATATTCTCTCCATCGGGTAACCGGTAAAAGCTGTTTCCCTTAAGATCACCGTGTTTTTGTTTATAGTTTTTAGCTTTTAGTAATGCATCATCTTTAGATTCTGCACTGAAGTATTTACGTTGAGGCATAAAAAAAGCCCCACCAAATGGCAGGGCAGATACGTTTGTGTATAGATTGCTAACTGATGTAATCAGCTATGAGTTGTTTACGTAATGGATTACCATGACGCTCTATAAATGTTTTCCAATTGGTACTTCCTTTTTCCTGATTGCAACGTAAGCAGGCTGCAACTGTGTTCTTGTTGTCCCGTCCTCCATGACAGCGAGGATGAACATGATCCAAAGTAAGTTCATTAATGTCATAGGTTTCTCCGCAATAGACACATGTACAGTCAAAATGTTCTTTGATACTGCGCCTCCAAAGGCGCTTTGCTTCAGAGGATGTCATGGCTATTAAGTTGTATAGGTAGTGATCAGGAGTTGGAAGTAAGGGAGTCATCGTTTTTCTTTTCCGCCACGAGCACGGTTAGCTTTTACTGATTCAATCTTTAGAGATCCATTGCGTTGATGAGATACATCACCACCGCCTTTACCGTCAATACCGCGCTTGCGTCTCTCTTTACGGAGTTCACTGCGGTACTTAACTTTTTCCGGACTCTTATTAATCTGACGTTGATCAGCACGATGCTTTAATCTTGATTTTTTATTCTTGCGATAGAACCTAGCTGTCCTACCGGGATTTTTCACTAATTCTCTTGCCATAAAGTCTCTGTTGAACCATTTCTGGATCTATATGTGGGATAACGTTTGCAAGCTTGTCTAGTGGGTTACCTTCCATGGCAACACCAGTAATGTCATTTTGTTTTAGCCAATCAATAGCTGCTTTTAAATCCTGAGTAGAAGCCTCACCCGATTTAATACGAGTGAGAAGTTCTTCAGTTAAAATATTATGCAACTCATTAAACTTAGCTTCAGGTGCTTTCTTCTTTGTAGTCACAGGTAATTAATTAACTCCAAGGTGTACCAGTAGCTTTAGTAGGTGCTTTCTGTTCATCAAGTTGGGCTTGAAGTGCTACTTCAATTTCAGAAACTTTTTCTGCAGTTAGTTGGTCTTTAACCCAGCCAACTACAACTTCTTCAGTAAGAGAAGCATAAGGTGCCAAGTCTTCAGGACGTTCAAATCCAATAGATCCATATGCTCCTGAATTATAGGTTTCGTCAGATGCCGATACAGTGTAGTGAGCAGTGAATACAAAACCGTCTTCAGTCTCCCTATCTAGTTGAGCAATTTTCCAGGTAGTAGTAGTCATTTTTATTAAGAAATTAATTAAGTTATTTTTATAATTACCCCGCGTTGCCACGGGGCGGGATGCCGCTAGGCGATACCAGCATCTGATAGACGTTGTTCTAGGGTTTCGATCTTTGTGATTGCTTCTTGTAAGGCTGCAGTTAATAGCGGGACAAGCTTGGATTGATCGATGCCTTGCATGACAGCATTGCCATCAGCATCAACCTCATCTTTGGTTCCAGTAATTGCTTCTGGTACTACTGTTTGTGCTTCGTGCGCTAGAAAGCCATCAACAATTGTTGTGTCGTCAGCGATAAAGTTAAAACGCCTTGGCTGAAGTTGCTTAACGCGAGTAATTCCGTTAGCAATATCAATAACGTTTTCTTTTAAACGATAATCAGAAGAAGTGTTGTAAGCAGTTGTTGTGCCGCTAGTGGTAATAGAACCTACAGTGGCATTGCCAGCAGAATTTCTGAATACCATGGCAGTGTTAGAGCTGCCATAATTTTGAATAATAATTCCACCTGTGCCAGAGTTCATTTTAAGATGTTGAACATATCCACCGCCAAGTTGCGAGTTGGTATTCATAAAGATTTGTCCCGAGCTGTCGATTCGCATGCGCTCGGTATTGTTAGTACCAATTTGGATAAATCCGTTTTCGTAATTCCAAATAAATGAATCAGTTGCCCCGTTGTTGCCGATACCAAAACCATCACTTTCGCCTGTACC